GTCGCAGAGGAAATCTGTAATGTCTTTGGACTGAATAAAGAAGAGACCATCCAGTTCGTGGAGGATCGTCCCTTCAATGATTGTCGCTATTTCATCGAGGATGCCAAACTGGCTGCTCTCGGTTGGAGTGAAAAAACTACTTGGGAGGAGGGGATCAAAAAGACCCTCGCCTTCTACCGTGACGCCAAGGTTTGGTGGAAGAAATCTCTGGTCAACGAAGCCCTAAACAACTAAATTTTATTCAGGAAGCGAAAATGTACAGAACGAGGCATATAGAAAATGTCTGGATTCTCTACTTTGCGCTCTTATGCCAACCATGTGTGTTCTCGTACACAATACGAGTACTACGCTGCCAATACCAATGACGAACATATTCTTGCATTGGCTAGAATTTCGAACGCAAAAGCGTACGGAGCTTGGATGGAAAAAATCCACGATGAATCGTTAGGGCTTGTACACGATCGAAGTGACACGCGATGGGACTCGCTCGACCATCTCGGGAAAAAGGTTGAGCAGAAAAGCGCAAGATTCGGTGGTGGCGACGGAGACATCAGAAACCCCTTTTGGAACCACCTGAAGCCTGAGCATCCATGGGACTATGCACTGCTTACATTTTTGAACTTTCAAGAGATAGAGGTCTTCTATCTTTCGAAGGAAGATTGTCGGCGCTATGTGGATGAAGGCCTAATCAAACCACAAGGTCGTGAGATCCGCGACGCGGACGGAAATATAACGGGCTCGGAAGGCGTCATGCCTACTTTGAATTTTGCTCGGAAGTATCTTCGTCGCGTAGCCGTTCTCGGATCAAATCACAGTACTGTGGATTCAACTCTATTCCCACGAAGTCCATTTGCAGTTGCTTTGCCGCCAGACACTCAGAACCAGAACCAGCAAACGGAATGAGAACCTTGCCCTCTTGCTTGCATGACATCAACAATTTCTTGCAAAGTTCAAGTGGCTTTTGAGTAGGATGGTCCACACGTTCCTTCTTTCCAGCTCCTCCGGCGAGTGCTGAAATTTTTATAACGTCCCTGGGAAGTGCTCCCTTTTCATGAACGTTGTAGGTGGTAGACGTTTCACCACTCTGAAATCTACCACCCGTGGATTTCCTTTCTTTGCCGTTTATCTTTTTATATGTTTCAGTATATGGTTCTCTTACATCGTCTCTATGAAATACTTTATTCTTTTTCCACAGAACCAGTATGGACTCGTGGGAACGCTGCCAAAAATTAAGCGATGGAACTGTTTTGTTCGTGTAATGCCACACGAGCCATCTGCGATTTACCTCGCGCGGAACTCTAGCCAATATGAGAGCCAAAGTTTCACTGAACCCATATATGAACATCGTACCATCGTCCTTGAGAACTCTCAGACATTCCTTTATCCATTCGTCGCACCATTCAAGATATTCATCTTCTTTCTGTTTATCTGACTTATTTCCAAAGTCCTTGCCTATATTGTATGGTGGATCGGCAATCACTGTATGAAATGAATCGTTTTGAAATGACGGTAAAACTTTCATAAGGTCACTACAAATTACTGACATTCTTACTAATAATATTTTTATTTCTTTAAAAGTCCAGCCTCGATGGCAAGCAGACGATCGGGCCCATGAGACGTCGGTCCACCCATCAGAAACGAGTGAACTCTGGCGTACCCCCACTGCTGAGGTGTGGCACCCGGACGATGACCCGTCCTCCAGGCAGCCAGACCCTTGTCATAGACCTGCTTGATGATGTCCAGAGGGACTCCGGTCACCTTGGATTTGTTCTCAAGCGAGTAGGCACCAGGGTAAGCCTTATAAAACTTCTTTGTCCACGTGGACGTTTTGGTCTTCATGCCAATGTCAGTCTTGAATGGCGCGTAGGTCTTCTTTTCAATCTTCTTGACACGGGTCACGACATCCTCCTTGGTCTTTAACCCACGAAAGTACTTGAGGGGTGCGGAACTCTTCATGTCCTTTAATACTTTGGTGATCTCCTTATCGGATAACATCCCTACTATACGTTGCGATTTTATCCAGCAAATGTTTTACTTCTTAGTTGTTAGTAACTCGTGATGAGTGAGTGTGGTGCACTGACCCGGGCAGGAACAGCTTGCCGAAGAAGAAAGGCACAAGGAAAAGAACACTGTCCCTTGCACGCTGGCATGTCCGAATGTGCCATATGTCTGAACAACATAACCACGAGGAGTGAGCGAAGTGCACGAACCCTGCCGTGCAATCACAAATTTCACACAGCGTGCATCAACCGCTGGAAGCGCCAAGGAAACTACACGTGTCCAGTGTGTCGCCGAGACTTTGACATTCCAGAGTACAACATCACGGTCATTATAGAGGCAAGAAGCTCGAGGGAAAGGATGGTCACGACCAATCTTCGGAGCAGTCAGTTGGTGGGAAGAAATCTCGCCGAGACCTTCGATCTCCCCAGGGACAATGAAATTGAGTACATGACCGAAATTGTGGTCGACGCAGAAAATATGGAAGAACTCAGGTCTGCGCTTATAAACGATCTTGGAATTAACATTGATGAAATAAATATGACCGTAGATAATAGTAATGGGTCCGAAACTTCTCCCTAGGTCTGGCTACGAGCCCAAATACAGAGGCGAGGAATGGTCAAGGAATGCTATGATTCAAGCCACACATAATTGTTATTCCTACTTTCTGGACGACCTCCGTGTGTACCCGCGCGCCGGCAAGCCACAGCCCGGTCTGTATGCCATGGGTGCTGGATACAACAATGCAGTGACTTGCGAGTCCGTGAAGAGGCGCGTGCTTGCGGATAACCCAAGACACGTCATCACATGGTCTCTGGAAAAGGCCAAGGACAAGTGTCCCAAAGGACACTACAAGGGATTTCTGGCGGTGAACAGCTGGGGTCAGGACTACCACTTTTATCGCCAAGATTCCGATGGAACTTGGTCGCACAAGCCCGGCGGAACGGCTGTGTCCAGAACGGACGCGAGCAGAAAGCGCATCTACAACCCGGTGACCGCGGATCGCATGTACGGCAAACAAGGAGGCATCGACTATGACAAGCCGTGCACCTTTTTCTGTGTGAAGAAGTCGCTCAAGACCGTGAGTTCAGGTAACTTCATTACTCCGACGTCCGTCCTCAAGAATCCAAGAAAAAACCTCAACAAGTAATAGTATGATTAACTTGACCCCATTGAATGGCGTTGATCAGGACCCCATCCCGTCTGCGGACGTGCGAACGAGTATGATCACTTCCATGCACAAGACCACGACTCCCCTGAACGCTGCCTTCTTTCAGCAGGCTAACTTGGAACGCATCCAGGCGATGCTCCGGAATCAGTTCAGGAACGAGACCGGTCTTTCCATCGACCGACAGAATCCCCGCGATGTGATGACCTTCATGCGCTACGTCTACATCAACAACGCGATGAATCCCTACGGGAACATCGAGTCTCAGATGACTCGCATGAATCAGCAGGTCGTGGACAAGATGCTTCCCCAGGTTCGCGAGGGTGTCTCGTCATACATTCTCTATGTCCGCGACGCATCGACCAATTACGTGCCCAACCCTCTGCCCGTCAACACCACATTGGCTGGCGATCGTCTTCCGATCAACAACCGTATCGGGATGGGAGGGATGTATTAAATATTTGTCACCAAAGACTACTTAGTATGATCATAGGATGGAAAAGACATTTCCTAACGAAAGAACCTCAAGAAAGATCTCGTGTAATTTTTCTTGATGAACTTCCGGAAAAGAAAGAAATACAAAAATGTAACAACCGAAAAGTATGCAATGCAACATGTCTCAATGGGAAACCATGTACACATAAACCACAGTCTGGTCTCGAGTTCTGTAAAAGACATTTAAAGATTTACAACCCATAAAAGATAAATATGTTCTTGGATATACAACTTGGCGACGGTGTCATTCTCGCAGAATTGTTCCAGGAAAAAGAAAATACAGTGTTAGTTTCTTGTCTAGAAGAGACGGATAACGAAGGTCATTACTCGTTTAGAAGTCCCGTCTGGATAAGCAAGGAACATATAGTACGTCTTTATTCTATTTTTAGGGACATTGATAGATTAGGATATGAAGAGGTAGGTGATAACCTTTACATATCAGTTGACGCTTCAGACAAAGATTTTGTCCCATCATCTTCTGATGATGAAGACGACGAAGAAGAAGACGACGATATATCACTTTGTTCTGAAGATTCTTTAAACTAACTGGCCTACGTTGTTATGGTATTACAAAAAGTGGTTGGAGGTGCACGAGAAAAGGTAGTTGCAACACGAGCATGATGGGGTTTCCGGTTGTGTTTTGTCGCTCGCACAACAATATGTCCCAATTGAAATTTATCATGCCATGGTTGATAAGAGGTTACGTTCATACACACTATGATCGTGACGTATTTCTGTGGCATAGAGTAAAAATGTTCGTTCGCATCATGTTTCTTGAACTCCAACCAGCCATAACAAACGTAGGCGATGTCGTAAAAACATATTTTGATAGAATAAGATTTCCAAAAAAGAAAAAGAAAATGTGTGTGGTGTGCTACGAAAACAAGAGACCTGTGAAGATAAATTGCAAGCACAACGTCTGTGTCTCTTGTTTGAATAACATCGTGTATCTAAACAGTAACTACGCATTCAAGTGTCCGATGTGTTCGGTAAATATACTAGGCTAATTGGACGAGGAAATATGGATGATATTTCTGAAGTCTTGAAAAGATTTTCTCTTTTTTCGTATTTTGTAGTATCGTAAGGTGGATTTGCAGGTGTACTTTTCACAAAAGGGTATGGCTTGTGAACCATTTTTGGTTGAACAAATATTTTTCTCCTTATTCGTTCTTCCAAAGGTATTTCTCTTAGTTGTTGAATTGCCGCTTCAGCTTCTTTTCTTATCTCTTGAATTTTCGCAATTTCCTCTGACTGTTGTTCAATTCGTTCCTGTTCTTGTGCCCGTGCCTCCGCCTTCACCCTCACCCGTTCCTCTGCAACTTCCTTTGCCTTTGCTCGTGCCTCTGCTTGTGCTTCCGCTTGTGCTTCCGCTTGTGCTTTTGCCTTTGCTTCCGCTTTTGCCTTTGCTTCCGCTTCCGCTTGTGCCTTTGCTTCCGCTTCCGCTTGTGCCTTTGCTGCCGCTTCCGCTTGTGCCTTTCTGCGAGCAGCAGTCTTTTCACGTCTTTGTCTTTTCAACCTTGCCGAGGCGGATTCTCTTTTCGATTGTTTTTCTCTCGACCGTGTCCTAGATTCTTGAAAAAGTCGTTCTCTCTCTTCTTGTTCACGTTTGAAATCTTCTTCCATTTTTTTCCTCAATTCATCATCCTTTCTCAATTTTTCCCGCATGTCTGCCGTTAAATCTTTTATTTGTTGTAGCGGAGACGACGTGTTAACTCCCCATTGTTGTGCTAATTTTATCAATTGTTCGTCATTTAATTTGTATGCTTGAAAAAACCCTCTGTCCGATAATTCTATTTTGATCCTTTTTATATTAGAGGGTCCTTCTATAAGGATCCCTTCATCGATAGTCAGAGGTTCATTAGGGTTTATGTTTTGTTCTCTCCTCCTTTTTCTGATTATTTCCATCCCCGCTGATTTTTGCAGCGATTCCAGTATTGCTTTTGCCGGAGCTTCAGCCTCTCTGATCTTCTCTTCGTATTGAAGTCTGGTGAATTGTGGCAAGAGTGTTGGTCCAGCAGTCTCAAGTTGTTTTTTCAATTCGTCCAAGGTGAGACTTTCACGTCGTAAAAATAGTATACCCACCAAGATGATGATGAATATTATTAAATACATCCTGATATTAATGAACAAAATGTTCTACACCAAACTTTGGACGAACCAAACTTTTCACTTTGTCTTTCACACCACAGAGGTGCCTCACATGGACTGGGTGGCGTTCAAAGAAGACGTGAGAAGTTGTTTCAATAAGGAGCAGTTTAATTTCCTGTTTGATTTTTCAGATGTTAAGGTCGTTCAAGTTGCTACCATCCCACGACTGATATGGGAGTTCAGTTCATTGATGCGCGAGTTGAAACCAAAGACCGAAAGACAGGTCATCCGGTCAGCGATCGTGACCAACCCGACGTTCTTCACATTCAAGTTCATCGAGAGTATCATCTGGATGTACAGGAATGTGAGACCCATCAGTGTCGTCAGGACGTTGCCAGAAGCGTATGATTTTCTCGGGTAATACTAATATGGATCTTCGCACGGACTCCGAAGTTCACTATCTCTACATTGAAGGAACATCAAATACATTCACGAGACAATTTCAAGAAGTTTATCGAAATGTCTACCAGGTGGATTTGGTCTACGCTGAATCAAATGTACTTACAGCTGGAAAATCTACGGTGTTTGACATTGAAGAGCTTCGTTCGCCTTTTACGGACAGTGCCGTGACAGCAGGTGCGGATGGTTCAAGTATTCGTGGTTATTTTGCCACTATTCCTCCAAATGGTGTATCGGTAGGTTCTATTAGGTATTTCCAGGAAAATGCCGATTTCAAATATAGCATCCAGTACAAGAATCCAATGAGTTTTGATAAGTTCACTATTCGTGTAATGGATAGCGCCGGAACGTTGGGCGTTAGCACAGACACCCATAAGCTTCTCTTGAGGGTCCATATAGGAAACCCTAACATCCGCCCCCAGATGCCAGTGGACTGGCGGGATGAAAATAAACAAATCTTCGAGCCCAGTTCACTAGGTCTGCTTGGGAACTAAAATAATTGGACGCGGTTTTGCGACCTTCTGACGAAGATTGGGTGCTATGTCATCCTTGCGGAACTTGCTCGTCACCTTGAGCATGAATGAATTCTCGTTCAACCCCTGGAAATTGATAAGCGATCCGTCGGTCTTCCTCCATCTCACTGTGACTCTGGACAACTGTGAAATAGGAGGGTAAAAATCAACACCATAATTGTAGTCATTCGTTTCAGAAAAATGCTTGATGCCACCAGAACTCACGTCCATGACGATGGGACCAAAGTTGTACTGTGAAGCCGATGTGCTGAAGGAATTTGCTTCAATCTTTTGAGCTTGGTGCATCCTGCCATTGTTCAGTTCGTTGATATCCAGATAGACATAGTTGTCTGCTGTGAGATTGATAAGCTGATCCGACTTTAAGAAGAAATTTTCACGATACCTGTCGTTATTTGCATAAAGTGGAAATGTTGCTGTGGCATTAGAAAGATCTTGAACTTCGGTGGCCGTTCTCGTGCTCGTGTCGCTGAAACCCATCAGATTTGCCAGCGTGGTTGAAGGCTTCAAATCAAAAGCAGAATAAACATTCGACCTTAGAAATGCATATCTCCCCTCGTTGGACAAATAAGTAACATCAATGCCTGACACTGGATTGATTGCATTCTGTATTTCAGCGCCAAGACCCGTGGCTGAGTAGAATCCATTGGGTATCGAAAAGGAATGCAAAGAATTGGTTTCCAGATTGCTAACTTGGATGATGTCAGAACCATCTGGGACGTTTTGTATGACGTTCGGCACCGAAGCCTGGATCAATTCCACTCGCGTGACATCATGAATGGGATTGGTCAGATGCATGGTATAAGAATTACCAGAGGGATACAAGGTTGTGTCCCTGAGATTCGAGTTGACCACGAGGTAATGCGTCTCCATGTTATTACTATTTAATCAGATTTTACTTGTACTTAAAAAGCGTGTCCCAGCCATATGGCAGCGCCCCTGGAACGTGGGTCAGGATCCAAATGATAAAGTAGACGAACCATACGACCAAGGCCATTGAATTAATGGCACCTTCGCCTGATTTTGCAAATATGCCTGAACTCAAACCAGTTTGTTCCAGTATCTTTTGTTTTGTTTCTGATGATATCACGTCACCCGAACTCGGCAAAGCCAATGCCACTGCGGACCCGATCATGATACCTATGTAGGCCGACTGTCCCACCATCCACGGCTCCTTTTTGTTTTTGTTGTCACCGACCAGAAGTGCATAAACAAAACTGGATACTATGAATGACACAAGTATGTTAATTCCCACATTTCTTCGAATCGCCATGGCCGGTATTATGGATATGAGTAACGTCACCAGACCACCGGTCGGCGTCCACCACCCAAGCACGGTCCCATAATTAATGAAGAATGACACACAAATGGCGGTCATTATTACACCAAGACCGAGACCTGCTATGATACCGCCTCCCGCCGCCACCGACAAGTTCCCAATACCTTCAGATTGTTTTAAACCTTGAGCAAGTAAAAACCATGCGGCTATATAACTACCCAAAAGACCGAACACGAGACTTGCTATGAAAGCCTCTTGACGCTCTTTCTTATTCTTTGGATTCCTGACCTTTTCGTCTATGTGAGAAAGACCAAATATCAGAGCCGCGACCAACATACCAATGAAAGGAGGGATACCCAATGGAGCCACTATGAATGAAAACCCGAGGGTCATCAACATAAGATTCTTCCAGCTCAGAAGATTATTGATGGGGAGACCCATATCTAATATCATGGACTAAAAATATTTTCATATAGTAGATAATGATATTCATTCTTTCGACAATCATATTTTCATACATCTATATCATCTTGAGGAGGTTGATTCCTGCGCCAAAATTATTGGACATAGTCTTCCCGCCAATCATTTATTGGACAACTTCCCTGGCATCCTTGGAAATGTTCATCGTCATTTCGCCGTTCGGTCTCGTCGCGGGAGTGCCCATGCTGATACTGGTGTGGCAGGTGATTTCAACGTGGATTGATCATGTGTCAAAGCATTCAGGGAATCAGAAACTGAAAGAAGACAAAGACAAATTCAAGTACTTGCTTCTCACACCGGTGAGAGCCATTGTGAGTCTGTGGAATGCCATCGTCAATGGACTATCTTCGTGGTTTAAGGTCGTCACGGAAAATTGGAACAATCTGATTAAAATTTACAAAGACACACTTAATCTCGTCTCAAACTCGTTCAAGTTTTTGTCCGAGCAAGCAACGAACCTCTGGGATGAATTGGTCATCGCTTTCAAGGCACTATGGGATCAAAGCATCAAGCTTCTCCAACTAATTGTCAGCATGGGTGGAACGATTGATGAAGACATAGCACCTCCACTCCCAGAACAATTTGTGAAAACCGAATACCCTCGATCGGGTTCCTCGCGGAGCGCACAAGAATCAGTAGCACAGAGCGCACAAGAATCAGTAGCACAGAGCGCAAATCAGGTATATTCAGCTTTAATGGCAGCATTTAGATAATATAAATTTTATATACTGATATTAGTATGGAATACTACATTCTGACAGGTTTTTTGACACTTATGCTTGGACCATTTGTAGGTTTTATTCCACCCGTGTTATTCCTTTTGTATTACCCGATTACTAAATTAGTATTCAAGGCATTAAAAAAGGATACCAAAAAACTCGATGACTTTTACTTGGCCATCCCGAGATTTTTCAATTTTACCACGATAACCAACTTCATAATCAATTGGATCATCATGCCTCCAATCAACTTCGTTTCGTGGCTACCAAGAGCCATTCTGTCAATTGTGAAATTTCAGACAAAGGTCATTGAATTCTTACTTGTCACCGTTCCCAAACGCACATTCAAAGTTATAGAATTTCTCATAGACAACTTGGTCATTGGTCCTATCAGGTTCTTTACAAACTATTTTATAAGATTCACTGACTGGATAGCCAGTGGAAATGCCAGTGATTACTTTACGGAAGCCATCATATTTTGGTTCGAACTCTATTTTTTCCAAATTCAACAACTTTTCAATCTTGCTATCACTAGCATGTTTGGACATATATTTGGCAAGGATCCTGTTATCGATGTCATTAGACTGCCAGACGACATGTTCTTGTTGAACATGATAAAAATTTAATCTAATTTATTTCTAGATGAACATCATTGCCTTACTACTAGATTGGTTCCTTCACTTTGATAAAAAGTTACTCATCGTGCCAGATGCGATTGCCAACTTTTTCACTGGAATACGTCTAGCCTTTGTGAATCTGGCATCTTCGGTTGGACAAGCCATCGTAGATTTCCTTAGTCTCGTGGGAACTAACATGGTATCCCAAGGACAGGCATTTGCAGGCTACCTCACCAATCTCGGAAACTCAATACGCAATGCAGCGGAATGGATAGTCAATCAGGGAATAAACAGTAGGATATATGTAAGTAAACTAATCGGATGGGCACTGGTGACCGGATGGAGGTGGCTCAGTCAATTCGTCATAGCGCTGTTCATGCTTTCAATCGAGTTCCTCAAAGATTTTGGAAACGCATTCATGGAATCCAGCCTTGGCGCAATACCAAGAGCCATCACAAACATGATATTTAACATCCCAGGTTTCAACTTGATTCCCGGCATCGGTGCAGTAAAGGATGCAATTTCAAAATCCATGGAACAATTATTCAAGGTCGGTGGTTCAATAACACCATCGGGTATCGGTATCGATATTACTGGAGATATAACCGGTGCACTCAATTCATTCGCAAGTGCTGTGGAAGATGGTGTCAAGTCATTCTTTGGACTTTAAGGCTTCCACGCAAGGAACCAAGGCAGGATCATCAACCCCAATGCCAAGATCACGAGGTCAATTTTAAGCACCTTGTTCTTGATATCGGGACACCAGTTCTTGTACTTCTGGATCTGGTCGCTGTCCTTGGGCTTGGCCCACCAGTAGAACAAAGCCAGGTAGGTCGGTCCGAGGTTGCGCTGACACTGATACCAGTGATCGTACCACGCCAACACGATGTAGGGGAAGTAAAGCAGCCCCAACAGCACCCACTTGTTCTTAGGCGGAAGATACCAGTACCCACCCGCCAACGCCAACGTGAACCAGATACACTTCCAGTTTGCCACGGGCTGCGTCTTGTCACACTCTTCTTCCATTTATAATACAACCATATAATAATATGCTCATTCAAGGCAAAATACCAGAGTCCCATGAAATGACCATCCTTCGAGACCACTACAAGAGCAATGGAAAAACGATGGCTGACCACACATGGTCTGAGGACGTCAAGGAACCTACTATAAAGAATGCAATTGACACGCTCAGAAATTCGTCCATCATTCGCGACACCCTCTTGGAAAACTACCCAGGTTCGACCATCCGCTCGGTGCCCTCCATCGACGAGGTGTTTGTCAGCGTGTCTCCATTGGATGCCAAGGCAAGTGACCGGGTGCTCGTGGATTGTCACTATGACGCTCCCTACAAGTTCATTGAAGGTCCTAGCAAATTGGTGAGAATCATTCTGGCACTGAATGACAACTCGACCGTTTTCACACAGGTCGGTGACAAGACCAGCAAATTGTCCACCGGTGACTTCAATGGAATCGAATACAACAGGGACTATCACTGTGTCCGCGGAACCATCCCGAGTGGCAAGACTCGCCTCATGCTCAAATTACATTACCTCGTCATACCCGACGGGACTCCTGAAATTTTCAGTCAATGGTCTATATTCATAAACTGGATGTGGACCAAGGTGACCCGCTTTCTCATGCGAAACTCGGCGAATCCAACAAATCCTCTTCAATATCTTTTGGCTTACATCATTCAATTCGCCAGATTTTTCTATAATCAAATATGGTATTTCATAATTCTGCTCTTTGTTGCGTGGTATTTAAAGAAAAGATTCTATACATGAATATCAAAAACATGCAAACCTTAGTTGTTCAGAAGATGCATTCTGATGCTATGTTACCGACACGGGGCACAGAACTTTCCGCGGGCTATGATCTCTATGCCTGCTCGGACTGCGTGGTTCACGAGGGCAAGAGGTTCGTGGTTCCCACGGGGATTCGCGTAAAGATCCCCGAAGGATGCTATGCCCGCATCGCCAGTCGCTCAGGTCTGACCGTCAAGCACGGCATCGAGGTGGGTGCCGGCGTCATCGACAGGGACTATGAGGGTGAACTCAGGGTCGTTCTGTTCAACCACGGAAATCGCCCGTTTCACATTAAGCAGGGTTATCGTATCGCTCAGATGATTCTGGAGCGTTATGAGCATTGTGACCTTGTTGAGGACCCGGATCTGTATCCACAAATTCCCATTCAGGATAATCCGGTGGCTCCCGACCCGTCAGAAATCCCAGACCCTCAGTTCAAGCCAGACCTGATTGATCACGCAAGGAATCAGGGGCTCGGACCTAGGAGCGTGGGAGGCTTCGGTTCCACTGGGGTTTAAACAAAAAACACTATATTAGTTAAATGACGTTCTTTCCGGCACTTTATGGCAAAGATGCCAAAGGAAAGACTCGCATTTGGCAAGTCGAGGTCGTCAATGGAATGATTAGACGAACCACAGGTCTTATCGATGGTAAAAGATCTGTGACGGAACGCCCTCCCGATGCCAAACGCAAGACTCCCATTGAAGAGCAAGCCGCTCAGATGTGGCGAAAACAGGTCAAGTTGGGGTACATGGACAATATTCAATTGAGATCCGAAGTTGTCCTCAGACCCATGCTACTCTACTCGTTCAGTTCGAGGTCCTATGGGATTGATGGTGACATTCGCTTTCAGCCTAAGTTGGATGGTGTCAGGATGCTCGCTGGATTTTCGGGCGGTGGACTCTTGCTCCAGTCCAGGAATGAACAGAGAATTGAACATTTGACCCACCTGGAAAAGGCACTGGAAGGAAAGTTGGAGGAGGGTGAGTTCTTGGATGGTGAACTCTTCTGCAAGGACTTGGATTTCGAACAGATCACCAGTGCTGCCCGTGGTTCAGAAAGTCCCTATGCACCCAAGTTGGAGTTTCATTGCTTTGACTACTTTCGTCTCAGTCAATTGGAGATGCCCTTCATGGAACGCTACGAGAGGCTCAAGGAAATCATCAAGTCAATCAAACATCCCATGATCAAGATCGTCCCTTCATATCAAGGGACCGCCAAGGATGCTGACAAATATCACGACAAGTTTGTGGCAGAGGGTCACGAGGGTGTGGTGGTGCGCGTGGCCGAAAGTCCCTACTTGCTCAATAAGCGGTCATCCCAGTGTATCAAGTACAAGAAGATGATGACCGAAGAGTTTGAAATCGTGGGTGCCGAAGAGGCGGAAGGCAAGGACCGTGGGACGCCCATCTGGATCTGCGAGACCAAGGACGGAGACACGTTCAAGGCTCGACCCAAGGGAACCATGGATAGTCGAAGGGAGTTGTGGAAGAACCGAGGCAAGTTGATGGGTGAAATGCTCACCGTTCAATTTCAGGGTCTCACCCAAGACGGCGTCCCTCGCTTTCCCGTGGCACTCGCCGTAAGAAATTATGAGTAATATTAATATAATGGTTTCACCAGAACAATTACATAGTCTCAGATTGTCTCGACCAAATCTCATGTTGATTCACGTAGGTTCACAGAGACATTTTCAAAATTGTAGGCTTCCAAACTCAATCAACTTTCCCATGGCGGAGTTTGATCGCATCAATGCCATCCTTGCCGGTGAAAATGATCCCAAGCGAATTGAAAAGAGGACCTACGAGGAAAAGGTACTTCGTGAGAGATCCGATCGCTTGTTGCTGGTGCGGGCCAGGGTAATCACAGCAACCGACGATGCCAACAGTGCTCGGATAGCAGAGAATAGTGCAAGAATTGCTTTTGAACAAGTGAGACCGTTAAGGAACATCGAGCCCATGGAGTTTGCCGAAAAATCGGAAAAGTTTGCCAAAGCAACCAAGTTGAAGATCAATAAAGAAACCGATCTAGATAGGGCTGTCAGAATGTATGATACTGAGGTCGCAAGACAGAATGAACCCATTGTGATGCCGACGATGGAGCCCGAGACGCCAAGCGAGCCACCCAAAGAAGTCGAAAAGGTAACTTACTTTGATGTGGAAAAGCGTGGGGAAGGTCTTTTCTCAGGAACCGGTCGAACGTTCCCCGGATTCGAGCAAGCCATCGTGCTCTACGGAAACAACAAGCAGTCACTGGTTGCCAAGATGGCCAAGGTCCACATGAACGAATATGGCTTTACTAACATATTTGTTCTCGAAGATGGTTTGGAAGGGTGGAGGGACAAGGGTCTTCCGGTGGAGGGTGACTGTGATGTGATGTTAATTAGAGAATACATTCGTTAGTAAGATAAATGTCAGAAATCCGTGTGGAGAAGCATGGGTTCGTACGTCTTGTCGATACAATGCCGAGGGAGGATCTTGATCATGCCATAGTTCAAGCCGCCCGTGTTTCGTATGGAGAAGGCACCAAGAGTGTTCGGAGTGATCGAGGTCTGATTCGCTACCTGCTCCGTCACGCCCACACGACCCCATTTGAGATGGTCGACTTCAAGTTTCACATCAAGATGCCCATCTTTCTGGCTCGGCAGCACATGCGTCACCGGACCGCCAGCATCAATGAGATTTCGGGTCGCTACTCGCAGTTGCCCGAGGAGTTCCACGTTCCGGCCGAGTTCCGTGGTCAGTCCAAGGTGAACCACCAAGGTTCCGACGGAGTCCTGGATTCACCCGAGTCCATGGTTCTTTTGAGGGACCAGAAGGCTTCGTGTGAACAGGCATTTGAGGTCTATCAAAGGCTCTTGGATCACGGAGTTGCCCGAGAGACGGCACGGGAACATCTACCTCTGTCGACCTACACCGAATTCTACTGGAAGATCAATCTACACAATCTTCTTCACTATCTGCGTCTCAGGATGGACAGTCATGCCCAACCGGAGATCCAGTTGTACGCCAAGGCGATGTACGATCTGGTGAAGCCACTGATTCCAGCTGTCGCCGAAGCCTATGAGGATTACATTCTCGGATCCGTCACCCTTTCTAGATTGGACCTTGCGAAAATAAAGCAAAATCTTCTTGAGGGGAAACATGAACCCTATCCTTCACAGAGTGAGGAACTAGAGTTTTTAGAGAAGCTCCGCGTTCTTGGGGTTGTCTAGACTTGTTCGGCGGCTTGTATCGTTCACCGGGAGCAAGTTCGCGGGGTTCATAGGTCTTGGGCGGAGGAATGACCGGTTTTGGTTTAGATTCTTTCGGAATCACAACCTCTTCATTTGTTTCCTTTTCCTGTGAAGAAGCCGAGATGATTGTCTGAATTCTTTTCCATGTTTCTTCATCAAGTTCTCCTCCACCCAATTCATCTTCGCGGAATCCGTAAGAAAGGTAGATCGCCATGCGTTCTTCAAACGTCTTTCCTTCGAGTTCCACTATGAGCTGTTGACATTGTTTATTTGTTATGACATGGTGTTTGTGCAGAGCCATTCCACATCCTTCCACCGGACAAGGTGGATAGTAACGTCGCGCATTAGTTTCGCAACGCTTGTGACAAAATTCATCTCGGTCACTCAAGTGGACATCAAGTTTATCAATTATAAATCTATTACATATTGAACATTTTGTGAATGGAATTAGGTTGCGACGACACTCGTGATGAACGTGATGACCACAACGAACGTTGGCTTTACAGACAAACGAAATATCTTCACCACAGATACTACACATTCTAAATATCTTCCATGTCTTTTCTTTAACGCTTCATCACAGTGCCACACATCCTGCAGGTGATGAACAAGGTCATGGGCTCGTCTGCTGAGCGTGTCTGCTTTTCCACGTATGTGGTCTTCATGGATTTGCACTTGCCACACTTGAACATCCCGTCCTCGTATTCCTCTGGCTTCTTCTCGACCACCTCCTTCTTGGGTTGCTGATACCAAAGGTCCCATATCTCCTTGGTGTCAAAGGTATTGGGTTTGAGTTCGCCGTTCTTGATCCTGTCCAAAAACTTGGACTTGTCGTTGTTGCGAATCGCGTAGATCAATGATCTCATCCTGTTCGCGTAGAGGCGTTTGAACTCTGGATTCTTCCAGTTTGCCCGTGTGTCGTTCTCGCTGATGACCGTGGCGTTTTTGAAAGGCTTTGGCACTTCGACCATGTAGTCGCTCAGGTTTGATGAGATGTGTTCCGAGAGCTTGGCATGCTCAGCTTTGAGTTCTTCGTTCGCATGTTTCTTGTCTAAGAATGATGCCCTTTCGGCACGCACCCAACACTCTTTGGAGTTGATGAAGATGTCTCGCTGTATCTGAACCAGACTGGTCATCGTGTCCCTGCGAACTTGTGTGAGTTTCTCGTGTATCTTTTCCATCTTACCAAAACGTTTCATGTTCAGAAGGTGCAAAAGTCTCTTGAGGATGCGCTTCTTCTTGGGGATGTCAGGAAGGTCGAGGTATTCTTCTTCCTGGCCGATGAAGACCTTGGGCTTGAAGGAAGGTCGCCGAATAAAGTAGCGTTCAAGTTTTTGGTTGATCATGGACAAACCCTTCATCTCGTTCTCCATCTCTTCGATATCTTTCTTGACTAAAGTGAGAAGTCGGTTGAGTCGTGCCTGATCCAGAAGTCTTTTGCTGACCTTTTTGATGGGTGGAGTAAAGGTTTCACCAACCATCTTGTTCTGGATCTCCAAAAGACGTTCCTGCTTCTCCACCAGTGGTGTCTTGCGCTTGACCACTCCGCTGTCGGTAACATCGAAAATGTAGTTCCTCTTGGCGAGATACTCCGTCCAAACCTTTGAGTTGAATTTTTGTAGCTCCTTTTGGTTTTCGTTCGCGTCGCCGGGTTTCATTTGCTTGATGCACCAGTTCTTGGCGCCCTTGCTGAGATGAGTGGCCAGTGCGTCTGCCTTGGTCTCGCTCACCAACCCAGAGTCAATGAGTGCGGTCGTCGCAAGCGCGATGGATTTGGTCTCCATTGTGTCGGATGTCCATTCGGACATCGTCCTGTCCCTGAATAATTATTTCAACTTCTTCACCTGGAGGGCTTGGGAGTTCCTATTGCGCCTGACTTCATTGGGATCCTGACCAGGTTTGGTGGCGCCTCCTGCCTTTTTATAGGTCTTCTGATGGAGGCTCCAGAATTGTTGAGATCCCACTCGGAAGTTCTGATGGATCTTGGCCTTGTACCAGAACACACAGTCCTCGATTCGGTTTGACTTGGACGTATTGTCCAGCACCAAAACCTCGTAATTTTCAGTACACGCCGTCATCACCTGATTGAACATATCGAAATTTGGGAAGATTCCGAAGAATGCCTTGTACAACTTTTCTCTGTTCTGGATGACATTTTCTCGCGCGATGAACACATAGTCCACATTGGCACGAAGATCTGGACTGAGGTCCATGCAGTACTGCATGGTCAGCATGAAAAAGATCTTCCAGTGGCGACCGTTCATGAAGCACTGGCGAATGCAAGAGTCTTTTAGAAATCGTCGGTCGTACATGCAATCGTCCATGAGTATGAAGGCTCCGATGTCCCTGGACGTCAGTTCCTTCTTTCCTGGTGGCGGTTTCATGTTCACCATCTTCCTCTGCCTGTCGATGACCCTCTCTATGATGTCCTTGTCATATTCACCATAGATGAACAAGTCCGGAATGAACTGCTGATACCAGTGATTGCCTTCCTCGGTCGCCGACATCACCACGCCCGCAGGGAGGTGCTTTTTATGATAGAGAATATCTGTCACCAAGGTTGACTTTCCTGTGCCACGCTTGCCAATAAACACACATACCTTATCGTCGCCCATTGAAGCGGGGTTGAATTTTTTGAGTTGAATGTTCATATCTAATAGTCGTATGTATTTTTTGAAATCTTTTTTTGACACATCATAATAGTATGCGGCTTGCCGTCACAGGATACCAAGACACCTTTTTGACCGGAGATCCACAACAAAGTTTCTATCAAAAGGTGTTTACGAAACGCGCCGGATACACGACCGAGAACCTTCGTCTGGCTTTTAATTCCGATATCCGTTTTGGAGGGTCGAGTATTTGTACGATAGACAATGACACGTGCGATATCATAACGGGTTTCTTTCTGAATTTTAGTTATGCAAACACTCAGTCAGTCCCACAGGATGCTGCGCATGCCTTAATAGAACGCGCGGAGCTTCTGGTAGGAGGACAGACGATCGTGAGTCTGACCGGTGAATACATGGCGATTATGTCTGATCTTACGGATTCACAAAGAACAAGAGCCAATAACGATACCATCCTGAAACGCAACGTGTCACCCACGAGTTATGGAACAGCGTCTTCAGCGACACAGTTTTTGGTAGAACTGCCATTCTTTGGTAGGGGTTATGCAAATGCTTTCCCTCTTCTGGCTTTGAACAGACACACCATCGAAGTTAGGATAACATTTAGAACGCAAGCGGAATTGGGGAGCCTCCCGACACCGGATGTTGTACTTGATCTACAGGCCATCTATCTGAACGAAGAACACCGCCAGTTCTTTCTTGGAAAACAATTGGACTATGTTATACAACAAACACAACTTGCTCGAGTCACCGTGAGGGATCTCGAACAGATACGTTTCAAAACCGAAATCGAAAATCCCGTCAAGGAATACATCTTAGTTGTGCAAAATGACTCGGGGACTGATGGTGTTTTTGATTATTCTTCACATAAAAGCGCCACATACACAAGCTATCTAAATGACCAGGTGATCCGATGGCGTTTATTCCTGAATGGTCAAGTTTATTTTGACCTAGACCAAATGTCCATGAGAGCCATTCAACCCTATGAATACTACATTCAAACACCAAGTTACAAGGTAAATATATTTAACGTGGGCGAAGGAACCGTCAACATGAGCCGAATTTCCAGTCAGATTTTCGAACTAACGCTGGTCAATAATAGCATATCGCGTAAAGCAAGACTCTACGCGGTAAACTTTAACGTCTTCCGCTGCCAAGGCGGACTCGGTGGAACATTATTCGTCTAATCAAGCTTGATCTCGCGACGCTTCTTGTCCGAGGTTCGCATCTTGAAGAACAATCGAAGAACGCCATCCACGTAACTCGCCTTGTAACCCTCATCCGATACATCCACGTAACTGGGCAGATCGAATGAGGCACTTCGGTTCTCACCGTAACCGATGGTCACCTCGTGGTCGTCCGAAGAAAGCATGATATGAATGTTGTCCTTACCCACCCCAGGGAGATGCATCTCGATTTCGAACCCTTCATCTGTGGTGTGGGTACGCTTGTATAGATATCTGTCAGCCATTTTAGTATTAAATTGCTTCTCCATGTTGGGAAGCTCGTTCAGAACCTTGGACGTCGTGTCCAGAAGGTCATAAAGATCGCCATGCCGAAGAAAAGGTAAAAAAGCCATTGTACTTTATCTTGGAATCTTTTCTTTAATTATTTTCCACTCCTCCCAGTTGGGGGATCGGGTGTCCGCCACGCAGACCTCAGCGATCAAGCGCATCGGTGTGGGATACACTGAATACACTTTGGCGTATGGAAAAAATGAATACAAGTGACTCAGGTGAGGCGTGTGCTTGATGTCCAGATCCTCTACTTCACACTCCCATCCAAGTGAATGCAGTGGATCGACCTCATACTGCTTTCCAATCTTTCCGTATTGTTTGAAATCCACGACATTGTATAGTCTCCCGAGGTTGTCTGGATCAGGAACGGTCGCGTGAT